AATTGCTGCTGTTCTTTTCGCTCTAAGCTTTGAAACAACGCTTGATATTAAAGATTCTATTGTTATTCTGTTAGTCATATTATTGCGAAAAAATCCCCATCTGAAGAAGAAGGTGTTGCTGCTGTTCCTAAAATTTCAATCCTATCATTTGTTACGCTTCCAAAAGTTGAAGTTGTTCTTATATTTATTGTTCCTGCTGAAAGCCCTGCATTTGCAGAAATTGCACCACTTCCCACTTGCCTATTGGTGTTATGTGTTACAAAGGTTCTATTGCTTCCCTGTGGAATTTGAATTGTGCTTATTGCGTTAATGCTGCAAGCAGTTCCCATTACTAAAGAATCTTGTGAAACTGTTAAGTTTTGCGTGTTTGGTGTACTTTGGCCCCCTGTGTTTGCGTTGTTTCCTATTCCTGCGCTTCCTGTAAAACTTCGTGCGTGTATTGAAATTGGATTCCAAACGGTGTTATTAAAATTAACTCTTAATGTATTATTACCTGTTGGTGGATCTACTAAATAAAAGAAAGCCATTCTTTGCGATACACCGCCCCTATTAATACTATATAGTTGCGTCATTGAAACACCGCCATAATTGCAGCCCGTGTAACTTCTAATATTTGACATTGTTAACTGAATAACTAATAAACCGCCTGAACCAACATTTGAATTATGCGTAAATTGATAAAAATTCGCTGCTGGCGTAGGGTTTGCGCTTGTAGTATTTCCTTTAGTAGGTGCAGCCATTTTTTATAATTCGTTTACGTTGTTTATTTCAGGAAGATTTAAACCTTCAACAGTTGTTACTTCTGTTCTTGCTTCATATACAAACGAAACACCATCAAAAAAAGTTGAAACTGAAACTTCACCAAGTTGTAATTTGGTTCTGTTTTCACCTAAAAAAGCCCCAAGTGTTGAATCATAATCTTCATTAATTTGGTTAACCGTTGTTTGGTCGGTTGTATAACCATAATCAGAATATTTTAAATTATTCGCCCCTTCCAGTTCTATTTTTGAAATAATTGCATACATAATTTTAAGCTTGTTCTTTAATTGCGATAACATCCCATTTGCTTGAAGTTGCATTATAAATGCAGCCAATATAAATAGTTTTGTTTGCTGTTGTTGTTGTTGGCAAAGTAACCCCTATTGCTTCATAAATAGCATTAAAAGTTAAAGCGCGCCCTGTTCCGTTATCTGTTATTCTTATAATTAATTTTAAACCATTTGAAACAGTTCCTGAAGGCGCTGCAATTGTTAATGCTGAAGCAAGTGCAGAAATTGTTTCTTGATTATATTCATCAACATTAGGCGTTAAAGTTGCAGTTGTTGCAATTGAATTATCAATTGAATCATTTACTTTTTTTCTTTTTGTGCTTACTGGTTGCCCGTTTGAATCACCCAGCCACAAATTATTGTTTTCAATATTTGGAAGTCCTGCTGTTCTTGCTGTGTTAAAAACAAATATTTGCCCCCCTGTTGCATCAACTTTTAAAACTTTTGCTATTCGTTGAATTAAAGAAGCGCCCCCTGTTGGCCTTGTTGTTGTTAATAAGCCCGTTGAAGTATCCATATAAAGAATATCACCAACAGAATAAATTGAAGTATTAACCCCTGTTACTTTTCCAAAAGTTGTAATATTTTTTGAATTTGTTGCATCTAATTCTTCAGCAGCAAAACCAATTACAGGCATGGTTGAAGCGCTTGAAGCGTTTGCTTCTTCTACTGTGTGCAAATCATTATCAAAACCAACTAAATAAACAGGCTTACCTTTTGAAATTGTTCCTGCGCTTGCCTTTTTACCGTTTATTACAACTGTGCCATAATTAATGGCATCTTCTGTGCTAAATTTGTTTAAATCAAAATCATAAAATAAAATCCTTCCGTTGTCTGCTTCTGTTGGTGTTGTTGGTAAAGCTGTTTGAACATCTGTTAAATCATTTAATTCTGTTACAGAAGCCCCCCCTGAAGCCTGCGCTTCTTTTTTCCAAGTTCCAACTTGATCAGCAAAATCTTCAGCGCTTGAAAAACTGTTTGTTAATTCTGCATCATTATATGCGTATGAATTTCCATCAGGAAAATCAACAGAATCACCTTCAATTTCAATCTGAAGTTCATTTAAGTTGTAATACTTTAATACAACCCCAACTTCAACAAATTTTAAAAAACCTCCTGTTCTTGTAAAAGTTTTTGCAGCCATAATTTATTTTTTAACTTCCTGTGTTTGCGTTTTCAATCCAAGTGCCAATTTGATCACCTAAAGCTTCAGCGTTTGCGTATCCCGTAACAGTATCTGAATTAAAATCAATTTGAATACCTGAAGGGAAAAACACAAGAATACTATTATTAATATTTATTTGAATGTTAAACAAGCTTATTCTTGTTCTGCTTGCAACACCATCTTTTTGAATTTTTAAATCTGCACCTTTTGCTTCAATAATAAAATTTGCCATAATTTATTTTTTAACTTATCATTCCACCAAAGAAAGATTTATTTTGTTCAACGCCTTTGAAGTTACTAAAAATTTCATACTTTATTTCTGAAACGTTTGGTAAATTTAAACCAGTTGAAGCCGCAAATGTGAAGCTTGTATTATCTGTTATTGTTCCAAACGTATAATCAACCCCATTAAGAGTAAAAGAAGCCCCTGAAACCATGTAAAGGGTATCAGAAACCGCAACTGTGTAAGTGTTGTCTAAATTATCAGTAATGGTTGTTGAAGTTCTTTCTTGGCTGTTGTTATATTTAATAAAAATATTTGCATCTTTAAAATAATCAACGCCTTTATTAAATCTTTCTTCACTAAAAGCAAGCGTTGCATTTGCAGAAAGGTTTTCTGAATTTCTGCTTTGCCCTTTTACATTTCCGATTATTGTGTTTTGAACATCCTGATCGTTTGAAAAATGGTAATAAGTAAAATATTGCAACATTCTTTTCAATCCTGTATAATCATAAACTTTATCATTATACGTATAAACAACACCATTTAAAAGGTTAATAAATTTCTGTGTTGTTGGCGTAGGAAGTTCAGCGCCAAATTCAAGATATAATTCATCGCCCAAAAGTTTCTTTAAAAATTCTTCTTGAACTTCTGAAATGTAGCTTCTTAAATCTTCCTTTGAAAACTGATTTTGTGAAATTTTAAATTCACCCGTTTTAAAATCTTCAGTTGTTAAAATGCTTGTGAATTGGCTCATGGCGTTAATTTACAAAAAAAGCCCTTAAAAATTAAAGGCTTCTTTGTGTTGTTACAAAATTAATGTTTTTATTACTTTACTTTTACAAAGCCTTTATTAACCAGTTCAGCGGCTGTTTTCTTTGGAAGGTTTAAAATAGATCCATCTTTAATTTTATCAGAACCAAATTTTATCCCGTAACCTTTTAAAACTTCAACTTGAACTTTTTCTTTTTTTACTTCCTTTTTTTCAACAGGTTTAACTGCTGCTTTTTTTGAAGCCTGTGTTGTTTTTTTCGGTCTTGCCATTTTTGAAAGTATTAAAAAGGGGCTATTATAAAACAGCCCCTGAATATTTAATTTAATTATGGTGTTTCAAGCGCAGCTTTATCTGTTGCAAAATCACCTTTAACAAAAGCTGTTCTGTCGTTGTTTTTAACGAAAGTAACCCCTCGCCATTCAGCGCGTATTGTTTTGTAATTCTTAACAAAGTTGTCTGCATTGTAACCAACTTCAATGCTTACTGATTGTTTAGTTAAAACAGAAGCCTTTGAAAAATCGCCAACTAAATAATCACCTTGTGTTACTAAAGTTGTTGGAATAATTGGCGTTCCATCTAAAGAAAGTTCACCCCCTACAATTGCAAGGCGTTCCACGTATCTTTTATCAGTTGAAGAAACTTTTACCATTTTTAATGAAGTAACGTCTGAAGGGTGCATTAAAATATAGTTTGGTATTGCAGCGCCTTCTTGTGCTATCATAATTTGATTAATTGCAACGGTTAAAACATCAACTTCATTTGCATTATCAATTGCATTTGCAAAAGGTGCAGCAGCAAAAGCAGTTGCAACTGTGCTTATTCCGTTCATCTGTGGCGAAACACCTGAACCGCTATAAACACCAGCTTCAACAGCCTTTAACAATTCTTTTGTTAATTCGTTGTTAATTGCGCTTTCAATAAAATCAACGTCATCAAGCATTTCATCAGTAACAGTTATATAAGCAGTAGTTTTTTCAACTTTCTGCGATCCAACTAATAAATCAAAATCAATTTGATTTTTTGCAGATCCTTCTGCTGTTGGCCCTGCTGAACCATCTTTATTTGCTTGATATACCCATTCAACCAAGTTTGAACCAATTGTACCACCTGAAACAATTCCTAATAAAGTTACAGTTCTTGAAGGGACATCATTAATTCCTGCAATTCTTAATGCTTGTGGGACTTGTCCTGTAACATTTCCTGCAAGACTCATATCACCAGCCGCTTTCACGTCAAATTTTACATTATCCGCAGCGCTTGAAGAACTTTTTAATCTTTTTAACCCTTCAACATTTGCATCTAAATTGTTTCTTAAAGACTGCTTGAAAGTAACTTCTTTTCCTTCAACTTCTTCAGAAGTTAATTTTTTTAATGCAATACCCTGAAGCTTTAAAGCTTCTTGTAATTGGTCAAAGCTTCAATATCTTCTTTTGAAGCTTTTGCTTCAATCGCTTCATTCAACGCTTTTTGTTTTGCCGCGTTAAATTCATTCATTAATTCTAAGGCTTCACCAGCAGGCAATTTTGAATAATCTTCTGCTGAAATACCTTTTTTTGCTAAAAACTCTTTCATTTTCTAAAAGTTTAAAAATAGGTTATTATTAATATTTAATTTATCTGATTCAGAAACGCGGCTTTGTTCTTTTAAAGTGCTTTTAATAAGCGGCTTTTCAGAAGCAAGTGCTTTCTGTAATTCACAAATTTGTTTAAAACGGGCTTCAAGGTTTTCAAGCCTTTCATCTGTTCCTTTTCCGTTTTTTATTGCTTTCAAAAATGAAGCGTTTAATTGCTCTAATTTTTTTGAAAGTTGGCTTTTATTATTAAGCCCTTTTGAAACATCTAAAACAGGCGTAAATTCATTGGCCCCAAATGTAACAGCGGAAACTTCCCAAAGCTTTACTTCTGTTATATCCCAATGTCCTTCAGGATTTAAAGAACTTTCTTCAATAAATTTTATTTTGTCCTGAACATAGTTAAAGCCAATTGAGTGCTCTCTTAAAATTCCATCTTGATAATCTAAAAGCGCATCATTTCCTTTTGTACTTTTGCCAAGTGTTGAAACAACTTTTAACCCAAAAGAATCTTCAGAAATTTCTTTTATATTCCCTATTTGGTGTTCAAAATCATGGTTTCTTAAATGTGCAATTTTGCGCCCATTTGAAGAAGCCCCCCTTTCTTGAATTGATTTAGTAAAAGCGCCTTTTTTAATAACGTCGTTATCTGAATCAAGAACATCAAAAGCAGAACCATAAAAAACAACTTCACGCGAATTTTCAGAAATATCTTTTAATTCAAAAGCAATGTTTTTTGCCCCGTAATTTTTTGAAAGTTTTTCTTCAATATGTTTGTTTAAATCCTTCATTTGGGTATTAAGATAAAAATAATTCTTTAATTGTGTTAATTAGTTTCATTTTCTTCACTTGAAGCTTCAGGTTCACCTGAAAAATAAAACTGATCCATTGAAGGGCTATTTTCAATTCTTCCAAAGTTCAACATTTCGCGCCCTTCATTGGGTGAAATAACACCTTTTTCAATTAAAATGCTTACAGTTTGGGCTTTCTTGTTTAAATCTTCCTGTAAAGAAGGTACATCAGCAACGGAATAATCAAGAAAAATATCAGCATTTTCTGATTCTGAATACGGTGAAACCAGCCAATTGTTATAATTTTCCTTAAAAACGTTTAACAAAGGAATAATTGCATCTGTATAAAAATCTTTTTTCGCTTCTGTAATATTGTTATATGTACTCGATGCAGGATCATTAAATAAAACGCTTGAAACGTTGTATAAATTACATATTGCTCTTAATGAAATAATTCCTTGATCCATTAATTTCAAATCTTCGCTGCTCATTCCCATTTTTATAAATTCAAGGCTTGCATTTGTAAACATGGGGCTGCCAAATTTAGCACCGCCCCCATATCTTGATTTATAAAGCTTTTCAAGTTCTTTGCTGTTTTCAGGTGTTAAACCGCGCCCTTCTTTGCTTGTTACAATACCCATTGCACCCTTGTTTTTTAATATTGAAGCCATTGCAGCCCATTTTTCAGAACTTGCTGCATAAACCATAAGCAAAGATTCCAAAGGGCTTAAACCTATTAATTCATCATAACCTTTTAATCTTGGATCAAAGCGCTTAACATGAAGAACTTCTTCAAAATTAAATGTTTGAATTTTATTAATATTTAAAGAATAGCCTGCAACAGGGTTTACAGAATTACCTTTTATTGGCGCTGTGTATTGTGAAGGAAGAACAGAAAGTTCACCAAAGCCCGAAAAACCAAGCGCTTCAGTCCCATTTATATAAGTATTCCCTGTTGTTAAATACATTACAGCAGCAGCTTCTTGAAATTCAGCCCAAGTTTGCAAAGGGTTGGGGCATTTTAAAACCTCGTTTAAAGCTGAAGTTGTATTTGTTATTATTTCGCCCCCTTTTCTTTCTTTAACTTCCCATTTTATAGAAGCAAAAGAAGAAGCAATTCTTGAAACAACTGCATTAACATCAGGGTTTTCAACATATCCTTTTTCAATGTAGTTTGTAAAATTTCTATCAATAAAGGAATAACTATTATTTCCAATTGAAAAAGATTCATATAATTTATTAGGTTCTGAAAATTCCCTTCCAAAAGCTTTTAATAAAATTTTGCTGAAGATATTCATGTTTTTAAAAGTAATTAAAATTTTAATTTACAAAAAATTCAGGTGTTGTTAATTCAAAGGAACAATAATATCTGAAGGCATCAATCAAATGATTAAATTTATCAACAGGCTTTTCACTTCTTTTATCGCTCCAAATATAATTGTTTAATTCTTTAATTAGGTTTGAAGAATTTTCTTCAACTATAATTTCATAGTTTTGAACTAATCTAATTCCAGCCCTTATTGAATCAGGGCCTTTAATTGCGCCCTTTATATTAAAACCTTCATCAAATATTTCATCAATAAGCCTTTGTTCAGCAGAATCTGCAATTATTAAATCATTAACTTCACAGTTTTCTTTTAATACGCTAACAAGGTTTGCAGTTTTTAAGCCTGATTCATAAAGCAATTCCTTCAAATAAATCTTTTTTCTTTTCTTATCAATTGCAACTTTAACAAGTGTTGAAGGATCATTTGAATAACCAAAATCCATCCCAAAGCCAAAAGGAAGCTGTTCATCAAATTTATCAATTGAATAATTTTCAAAAATAACCCCTTCTGCTTTTGTTCTCCATTGGCCCAAGTAGTTAAAAGCGTAGTATTTCGGATTGTTTTCTTTTGCTTTTAAAGCTTTATTAATCCAGCTTTCATTTAAAAAAGGTTCTGAAATACGCCACGTTGTATGAATGTGTTCAACTTCTTCATGGGTTGAAATGGGTATATTTTCGCCCTCAAAACTTACATATTTACAACTGTTTTCAAGCCATCTTTTATAAATGAAATGATCAGGCGTTGAAGGGTTCATTATCCAAATAACCCTATTTTGCTTGTTTACAGTTCTTATTGAATCGTCAATTTTATCAAACGCTTCTTCATCAAGAAAATCTTCACCTTCTTCAATAACAAAAGTTGTAACACCAGCCAAAGATTTTAAATTTGCTTTTTGTGAATTGCTTGAAGCTTTAATTCCCCTGAACCAAATAAAAGAACCCGTTTTAATATTATAAATATCTTTTGTTGTTACGTGAAAATGTTCTTCAACGCCAAGCCTTTCAATTGTTTTTTTAAATTCAGGAATAATTGAAGTTTCTGCTGAAGTCATTGTATAACGTGTAAACAAAACCCCGTTGCCCTGTTCATAGGTTAGCCTGCAAAGCATTTCTGAAACGTTGTAAGATTTTGCAGAACCCCTTGAACCAGTTAAAAAGCAATACCTTTTTTTGGTAGTGTATAAAGGCTTATAAATATTATTTATTTGGCTTATCATCTTCAACCCATTCAATTAAAGGAATATTAAAATTATTGTTTTCATTTACGTT